GTATTTAGACACTAACCATACGATAAATGGGAAATATGAAATAGGAGACAAATTAAAAGTAATATTTCCAGATGAGCAGCCTTATCCCCAATGGTTTTGTTGGATCCATGCAACGTTTACAGTATATAAACCTGAACTAGAATTGGAGGTGGACTATTAAACATGAGCAAAAAGCAAGCTAAACCTAAACAAACTAAACCTAAAAAAGAAAATACAAAAAAAGAAAGGCTTATTTATTGCGGACCTAATATAGGATTTAAAGTAATAACAGACACGGTTTATATTGGCGGCATTCCCAAATCTCTAGATAACGAAATAAAAGAATGTAAGGAAATAAAAAAATTATTCGTGCCAATTGAATCCTATGTTGAAACTAAGAAAAAGATTCAGGAAGAAGGCACAATTGAAAGCCTTTCATATAAGGCAGTGCAAGAATTTTTAAGTAATAATAAGAGAGGTGAAAAATAATGAGCTACAAACATGGCATTTACACTTATGAAGTGCCCACAAAGGTGGCACCGCCAATTGTATCTTCGGCAGGGCTACCTGTTGTCATAGGAACAGCACCAGTAAATATGGCTAAAAACGGAGCTAAGGTAAACGAGCCAGTGCTTGTCTATACCTATGATGAGGCTGTAAAACAATTCGGCTATAGTGATGATTGGGAAAAATTCACCTTATGCGAATTCATATATTCCCATTTTGCTTTATTTCAAAGGGCCCCAGTAGTTCTTATAAATGTACTAGATCCAAAGGAACATATAGAAGAAGGGTCCCAGGAGCTTACCTTAATAAAAGATAAAGCTGAAATTGATATATTGGGGATATTACCAGAATCTGTGGTAGTTACTTCCCAAGATGACGCTACAACATATAAACTAAACAATGATTATCTAATATCCTTTAATCAATCAGGCACTATGAATATCACTGCAGTTGGAGAAAATATTCCTAGCAATAGCAAGATTAAAATAACCTACAGCTCCCTAGACCCATCGCAAATAACAGAGACAGACATTATAGGAGGGGTAGACGTAAATACAGGCAAGAAATTAGGTCTTGAGCTTGTAAATGAAGTATTTCCTAGATTTAGACTAGTACCAGGGCTTATATTAGCACCAAAGTTTAGCAAAAATCCTGAAGTTGCTGCAGTTATGGATGCAAAAGCAACTAATATCAACGGAATATTTAAGGCAGAAAGTATTATTGATGCACCTTCAGAGAAAAACTACACTGAAATACCAGAATGGAAGAACCTAAACAATATAGTATCTGAAAATCAAATTACTTGCTGGCCAAAACTAAAACTAGGTGCCAAGGAATACCATATGTCAACACAGCTTGCAGGGGTTATAGCAAGAACCGATGCATTAAACAGAGATGTTCCTTATGTATCTCCATCAAATAAAAACTATCAATGTGATGGAGCTATACTTGATAGCAAAGAGGAAGTATTCTTAGGAATAGACCAAGCCAATTATCTAAATGGCCAAGGCATAGTTACAGCCCTTAACTTTATAGGCGGCTGGAAAGTATGGGGCAATAGAACTAGTGCTTATCCAAGCACTAGCGACCCTAAAGACACTTTCATTCCTGTAAGAAGGATGTTTAACTGGATTTCAAACACTTTAATACTAACTTTTTGGAGTAAAATAGACGATCCTCAGAACAGAAGGCTTGTAGAAACTGTGGTAGATAGTGCAAATCTATGGCTTAACGGATTGACAGCAGATGAGTTTATACTAGGTGGGAGAGTGGCATTTTTACAAGAAGAAAATCCTGTTACTGATGTAATGGATGGGATATTAAAATTCCATGTATACGTAACGCCACCATCTCCAGGTAGAGAAATTGATTTTATAATGGAATATGATGTTAATTATGTAAACGCCTTTATTGAGAGTATGGCAGGCTAAATAATTACCCCTAGAGCAAACTAGGGGTAAAATATTTTTTAGAATGGAGTGAAAACATGGCTAAAATACCAGATAGATTAATTGGATATAGACTATACAAAGATGGTAGATTTATTACCACTGCGGACGTTGAGTTACCAGACATAGAATATATGACAGAAACCTTATCAGGAGCTGGCATTGCTGGAGAAATAGAAATGCCAGCGTTGGGCCAAATTTCAAGTATGGTTACTACAATAAATTATAGGACTCAAACAAATGCACAAATAGATTTTCTAGAACCAAGAGGAACCATGATAGACCTAAGAGGTGCCTTGCAAGAATACGATTCAGGATCTGGGAGAATAACATCCAAGGCAGTAAAAGTAACCATGAATGTCTTGCCAAAAAGCAGTGGACTTGGAAAATTCGAAGTGGGAACAACAACAGACAGTAGTTCAGAATTAGAAGTAACATATCTAAAGATGTTTATTGACAACAAAGAGGTATTAGAAATAGATAAAACAAACTATATTTACAAGGTAAATGGAGTAGATTACTTAGAAGAAATAAGACAACAACTAGGAATGTAAAAAGGAGGAGAAATTATGGCAAAGGAAAATATAGATATAATTAATGACGTAGAAGACGAAAGAGTAGACATAAACAAATATACATTTGATGAACCAGTAAATTTTGAAGGCGAAGAATATAAAGAAATAATACTTAACCTAGAGGGGTTGACGGGCAAGGACATAAAAGAAGTTTCAAATGACTTACTACTTCAAGGGGAAGTGATGGGCCTAGCAGAGACAAATAAAAGTTTTTTATCGGCGTTGGCAGCAAGATCTGCAGGTCTACCCATAGAATTCATGGACTATGTACCTGCTAAGGATTTTTCAAAAATAACTATAGAGGTACAAAATTTTTTATTAGGGTAGTTGGTAGCCAAAGGATTAAGAAATTAAACAAAAATATAAAAATGGCTTGCTTAGCATTATCTCAAGCTACCAATACAAGCATAGAATTTTACATGAAATCACCACTAAAGGAACTAAACGAGTGGTGCATTTTAGTTTTTGAGAAAAAAGGCAGGTGATCTAGTGGCTAAGTATTTAGAATTAGCTTTTGCACTATCAGCAAAAACAGACAAATCTTTAGGATCTGCCTTTAAAAGTGTTGAGGCTAACATAGGAGAACTCAACAAAAAAATTGCCTCATTGGAGAAAAGCCGTGGCGAAGTAAAACGATTTGAAGGATTAAGAAAAGACATTATAAAAACGAATCGGGAATACAATGAAGCCCAAAAGAAAGTAAATGCACTAGCGAAAGAAATGAAAAACACAACAGATCCTTCTAGAAAACTCCAAGATGAATTTAAAAGAGCCCAAAAAGAAGCCAGTAATTTAAAACATAAACTAGAGGATCAGAAAGATGAATTAAGGCAATTAAAGGGTAGCATGAATGAAGCTGGAGTATCTACTAAGAATTTCGCCAAGGATCAGGCCAAACTAGAAGAAACCTTAAACAAAACCATCAAAGCTCAAAGGAAATTACAAGACCTAGACACCAAATTAGATGCAGCTAAAGCTAAAACCTCAGAAGCTAGAGGGAAATTAGTAGATGCAGCAGCTATGGCGGCAACGGTAGCGGTACCTGTCAAACTTGCTATGGATGCAGAGGAAACTATGGCTGACATAAACAAGGTAGCTGACTTTGATAGCCCAGAGGAATTGAAGGAATTAGAAAAGAAAATAATGGAGATGAATACAAAGGGTAAAATCCCAATGTCCTTCAATCAATTAGGCCAAATTGTTGCAAGTGGTGCACAGGCTGGGATCGATAAATTAGAATTACCTGACTTTGCTAGTGATGCGGCAAAGATGGGAATTGCATTTAACATCGAGGCAGAGGAAGCAGGCCAGGTTATGGCAGGATGGAGATCTGCATTTGGCATGAACCAAAAAGAAGTGATTAATTTAGCTGACAAGGTAAATTACCTGGGGAACACTACCGCAGCATCAGCACCTCTAATATCGGATTTTGTTACTAGAGTGGGGGCATTAGGAGAAGTTGGTGGAGTTCAATCTGGAGAAATAGCAGCCTTAGGAGCTACATTAATCAGTATGAATATTCCAGCTGAAGTAGCGGCGACTTCTACGAATAAGCTCATTAGCACATTAAACAAAGGCGAATCAGCAACCAAAAAGCAGCAGGCAGTATTTAAGAAACTAGGCTTTAGTGCTACCGATATGGCAAAGAGAATGCAGACAGATGCTAAAGGAGCAATAATAGATGTACTCCAAGCACTTGAAAAACTTCCTGAATACGAAAAGACAGCAGCATTAAACGATTTATTTGGAGAAACAGGGACAAAAGCCGTAGCTCCATTACTTAACAATATACAACTACTAGAAGAAAACCTGAGCAAAGTAGATGAGACTCAGGGGAAATTTGCAGGAAGTATGGAGGCAGAATTCCAGACTAGGGTGGAAACATCTGCAAACTCATTACAACTATTAAAAAACAACCTAGAAAATGTTTCGATAATATTGGGCAGTGTATTATTACCACCTATAGTTACAATATCGGAAAAACTAGGACAAATGGCATTTAAGGTACAAGAATTAGCACAAAAATACCCAAACCTAACTAAATTTATAGTTATGGGTACAGCTGCATTTTTAGGGTTCAATGTGGCTATGACAGCTGGCAAGTATATAACGGCCTTAACTAGCGAAAATATACTATCTTTAAGACGAGGATTATTAAACCTAGTCCTAAACATGAGCAAATCTACAGCTGGGCAGTGGGCTTTAAATGTGGCAATGAGTGCAAATCCCATTGGAATAGTAATAGCATTAATAGCAGGACTGGTAGCTATACTAGCTGTACTTTACAATAAAAGTGAAACTGTCAGGACTACAATGGATAAAATGTGGAATGGTATGAAAAACGGAGCAGTAAAGGCTATAAATACAATATCTGAGTATTGGCAAAAACTTAAAGAACTCTTGAGCAAACCCATCAAAGCAGTTGTCAATATATTCAAAAGAGATAAAGGCGGCAAAGACAAAAAAGACAAAGATATACCAGGATATGCAACAGGTGGAATAGTAACAACACCACAATTAGCCTGGCTTGCAGAAGGTGGAGTATCGGAGGCGATAATACCACTTGAAAAAACTGCAAATAGCATGAGCTTGTGGGAAAGAGCAGGGAGGGCCCTAGGAGTAAATATGTCTCCAAAAGGCATAGATATAGCTTCGGGCTCAGTAGATAAAGGCAGCTCAAAAACAAATGCTCAGGAAGGCGACAAATATGAATTTAACTTTAACATAGATGCAAAAGGTGCAGCTCCAGGAGTAGAAAAGAACATAAAGGATGCACTGCTACAAGAAGTGATACCAATCATAATGAGGATTTTAGATGATAAGGAAAAGGATAAGCTAAGAGTTAGCATAAGTTAAAATGGCGGTGATATCATGGAAGTTCATGAAAGGATAGAAAGGACATATGTAGAGGAAGAAGAAATAGACATATACACCACTACTCAAGGCGATACATGGGATATTATAGCATTAAAGGTTTATGGGGATGAAAAATATATGGGGAATTTATTAAAAGCTAACCCTCAATATATAGACATAATGTATTTTAGTGCTGGAGTTGAAATAATCTGCCCAGATATAAAAGAGGAAATAGTTAATAATCTTCCTCCATGGAAAAGGTGATATAAATGTTAGCTAGACGGACGGAAATTTATATAACATATGAAAACAAAGATATTTCAGCAGATATAAAACCATATCTGCTGGATTTTTCTTATCAAGACAATGAAGATGAAGCTGATGACCTTCAAATAACATTAGAGGATAAAGAGGGGCTATGGCAAAAGGAGTGGTTTCCTGCAAGAGGAGCTAAAATAAAGGCAGAAATAGCTACAATAAACTATGAATATGAAGGCCAATTTATAAAGCTTCCGTGTGGGACATTTGAAATCGACGATTTTGGCTGTAGCGGACCACCAAACACAGTGAAGCTAAAAGCAATATCAATACCAATATCAAATAGCATAAATCAAGAGAAAAAAACTAAAGCTTGGGAGAAGATAGGCTTTAAAGATATAGCAAAACAAATATCAGCTAAAAATAATATGGGGATAATGATAGATGTCGTCGGAGACTACATTTATGACAGAGTAGATCAAAATCAAGAATCAGATTTAGCGTTCTTAAAAAGACTTAGCAAGGATCTGGGATTTGGGCTTAAAGTAAGTAATTTCAACATAATTATCTATGATGATATGAAATATCACAATAAAGACATTGTTAGAACTATAAAGAAAGGAGAACCTAGCGTATTAAGTTATGACATCAATGAAAATTCATTGAGTGCGTATAAAGCAGCAGAAGTAACATACAAAGATCCTGCTACTGGGAAAGTAGAAAAAGCTAAAAAAGAAAATAAATCAGAAAAGGTATCAGGGAAAACCTTGAAAATAAATAAGAGAGTAAAAAATAAAGAGCAAGCTGAAAAAGTTGCCGAGAAATCTCTACAGGAGCAAAACAAAAAAACTAGAACAGCAAAATTCACACTAGCAGGAGACTTAAAATTAGTATCGAAGCAGACGGTTGAGGTTGAGGGATGGGGAAAGTTTGATGGGAAATATATCGTTAATTCAGCGACGCACAAAATGGGAACTGGTGGCTATACAGTAGACATTGAATGCAGCAAAGTATAGGAGGGGGGCAGAATGGACGTAGATAATTTAATAAGAATTGGGACCATCTCTTCCATAAATCCCAGCAAGGCTACTGCAAGAGTTACATTTGAAGATAGAGACAATCAAGTATCCAAAGAAATGCCAATAATATTTCGGAGGACCATAGGCACACAGGACTATTCAATGCCTAAGGTAGGAGAACAGGTCCTATGTATATTTTTGCCTAATGGATTTGAAGAGGGGTTTATAATAGGGTCTTTTTACATTGATTCTGTGCCAGCCAACGATGAAAACAAGAGACTAGTTAAATTTGAAGATGGATCCATCGTAGAATATAACGCTGGAGAAATAACAATAGATGCTAAGGGTGGCAATGTAAATATTATGGCAGCAAAAAATGTAAATATAGATGGGTCAGATGGGGTCAGCATAGGGGAAGATGTAACCATTAATGGAAACCTTGTAGTAAATGGAAATATAAGTGCAACAGGAAGCATTATAGATGCAGGTGGCAATACTGCTAATCACAGTCATTAGGAGGTGGCTATATGGCTATAGGCACATTAGGACCAATAGTTTTCAATTCCTCATCTGACAGCATGCAAACATTCGAGGAGTATAACCACGATAAGCCATCAAGAATAGCGACTCATGACAACCTACACAATAAGCCAATAGTGGAATTCATAGGTCCAGGGCTAGACAAAATTAGCTTAAAACTAACATGGTCAATAGAAGGGAATATAAACCCTTTAAGAGAGGTGCAAAAGTTAGAGACTAAGCAAGAAAAAGGAGAGGTCGTACTCTTTTTTCTAGGCGGAAAGCCTGTGGGAAAAGGGAAGTATTTAATTGAAAACATATCCAGAGCACAAAAGAGGATAGACAATAAAGGGAACTTACTATCAATATCTTTTACTGTAGATTTAATTGAATACCCAGAGAATGCAAAAAAGGCCAATAAGATAAGAACACCTAAGGCTAATAATAAAAAAAGCAGTGGGAAAGTAAATAAGAAAAAAACAACCAAAAAGAAGGTCAAAAAACAGAAAACACGGCCAAAATACGCGAATGAAACAGTTATTAAAGGCGATAAAATTCTATCGAAGTGGTGATGTTTATGGAATATATAGTAACGTCGAATGAAAGAAATAACATCGTTATAGGTGCAGAAGGAATTGAGGATATACTACAATGCGTACAAATGATTCTAGGCATAATTGAAGGGACTGTATTTTTAGATAGAAAGCTTGGAATTTCATCAGAGATAATAGATAATCCTCTCAACAGAATGGACAAACTACATGAAGAAATATACAGAAAAATCGAGGAATATGAACCAAGAGTAGAGGTAGTATCAATAAAAATAAAAACTGACAACTTAGAGGGGGAATCCAATATAGCGGTAGGGGTGAGGATAGATGAGGAATATTTATGATTTAAAAGATATTGAATTTGTAGATATTGACATAGATAAAATCGAAGCAGAGGCAATATCAATGCTAGAGAAAGAACTGGGCAAAAGTCTTTATCCTGGATCCCCTGAAAGGATCCTATTACTATCATTATTAAGCATAGTAATACAGCAAAGAGCGTTAATAAACGATA